TTTTAGCCTATCAGACATCTTACGTACCCATATCTTTTTGGTTGGGAATTATTTTTCTGTCAATTGCAAATGCTTCCATTACGCTAATTGCAGGTTCTTCATGGATGGTAACTTTTTTATAGTGCCTACCCTGATACGTATTATAGCACAGGTAGCTATTTGGCTTCTTAACGCGGGATAGAGTAACATCCACAGATAATTTACCCATTATTTATAATGATAGGCTCTTCCTGTCCTGCTTTGGAAGGAAGAAGAACTATTCCATGAAGTGCAGTTACGTTATGTTCGACTACATCGTGCTTACCAACACCGACCCTGTTAAGGATAGACTCTGCAGCCTTTATCTTTAACTCTGCACGGGGGGTAGTTCCATCATCATCCAGAGCGTTTACAAGCCCTGATGCTGCTTTTACAGAGTTAGCGGCTAGTATGTTTTTAGCTCTTCCTATAATCTCATCTGCAAGAGAGTTCATAACCTCATTGCCACTAGTGATGGCATAGCCCGCTTCGCGTAATGCTGCAGCGTTATTACCCCCATTAACCATAAGGGCGTCTAAGTATGCGGACTGCTTTTCAGTTAGCTCGCGTTTCTTACTCTTATTTTTGGCTAGCAGATTATTTACCATTAGTAACGTACCTTACGCACGCCTCCACCCATTGCATATTCTTTAACCTTACCGCCATCCATCATGCCCGTAACCTTGTTGCGGTTCATTTCCATGAGGCTTTGCTGTGGGTTTTGCTGCATAGAAGCTGCACCCATGATCTTATCCTTGTCGGGAGTTCCGGTAGAAGCCATGCCACCGTAATTCATTTTTTTAGGGAAACCTTTTTGCATGTTTTTATAAGCCTTCTTACTAATCGTTGATTTGCTCTTAGACCGACTTGTGCCAGCCTTTTTTCTGTTGTTAATGTTTTCATACAGAGACAATTTTTTTTGCTTTCTTATGCGCAGCAGTAAAGGTTTTACCTTTTTTCATTGCGGTTTTCATTTTAGTCATGTGTTCTTTAGTATGATGTTCCGAATGCTTTTTTAATGTCTTTTTTTGTTTTGGAGTAATTTTTTTAGTTGCCATTAACATTTCCATCTTTTTCTAGCCTGACGCAGCCGCGAGTTAGGATCGTTAGCCGCAGAGGGGAAGTCTTTCATCTGACCTGCAGAACGAGCGCAGTATGACTTACGCCTCTTCGCAGCTTTACTTCCTGCCTTTACTTCACCAGTAACTGCACCTTTTAGCTTAGAGCCGGGATTAGCCTCACGATAAGCCTTAATACCCTTATCAGTCATTCCAGCGCCCTGTTTGGTAGGTCGCTTCATTCCTGAGCCTGTAGGCATCTTGGGTTTGCGGACTCCACCGCCCAGCGCGTATTCTTTTTGCATTATTTTATCCGGGGTTTGCGAATAGGGCCACCCATGTTGCGGTTCATTGCATATACCTTGCCGCCACTAGCTTTCTTTTGGGGCTTTTTGTAATTTTTCGCTTCAGACCCAGATCGCACAGCTTTGCGTGTGGCTTTGGCTAGCTCTTTGCTGCCCCCATAAGGTTTTCCCTCTTGGGAAGGTTCAGGATTCATCATATTATCCATTACAGAAGCTACAGCACCACTGAAACTCTCTTTAACGGCTGCAACTTTTTCGGGAGTAAGACCCTTCTTCAGAGAGTTCGCTTTGCCAGATTTAACATCAGCAGTTACCCTATCAAACCCCGCTTTAGCCTGTTTTATATGGGAGTTAAACCGCTTCTCCACCATACGAATCGTTGCTCGACGCTGTGCGTTAGTAGCGCCCACTTTTTTAGCGTCTCTATCTAGCGAGTTTAAAGCTGCACCCGGACTTCTATTGCCTTCAATAATCCTAGCTACAGCAGCATCTATACCTGCATTCGTAATCTTCTGTTTTCCAAATTTAGCCATCATTCCATTCCCACTGTTGGTTTGCCCCAACCTGTACTTTTGTACATGTTCTTGCATTGGCAATCCCCGCAGTCACACTGAGGGCAAGCTGTTGTTTCTTCTGCACAGTGGCACGTCTTATTACCACAGGTACAAGAAGCGCAATAGTTATCACTAGCGTTATTAATCATAATGTATGCCTGAAAGGGGCCTTGATAAGCCATGCTATCTAAAAAAAAGTGCAGTCCAAAAAAGCCTTATCCCTATTCTTCTATTTTTTTATAAATATATATATGCGTTGAGAAGACGTAGACAGGCTTGTGGCTGCTAAGTATCTATTATACATACAAATAGGCATGTTGTCAAGTAAAAAATATAAAATAGTGCATTTTATGCTTGACAGATCTGAAATGAGGTGTATAATAGTAATTACATTACTCCGGGGGGGTTAATATATAGGGCTATGTATATATTAGCCCATATTGTAATATAATTACCCAAAATTGTAATAAAATTACAAAGTGATATGACCAAGATAAAGAAATACCCTAAGAAACGTAATCCTTTCTACAAAGTATTAACTGTACTAGGCCATAAGGTATTGAAAAATAAGACTATTTATTCTAGAAGGGGTAAAAAACAGTAAAAATACACCGGGGTTGCATATACATATACCCACCCCCCCCGGTGGCCCATGCGCGCCCCCGAAGGCTAAGTCTTTGTTTTTGTTAATGTTAATCCCTATCCATAATATACACTATGAAACAACAGCCCTTCGGGGCTTTTTTTACGCCACCACGCCATGCACCACCGGCTTAGTACGTAGGGCCGCACCCGCATTGTTTTAACTATACCGACAAATCCCCCAGTGGCCCTTTTTGGGCTGGCAGAGAGAGGGGGCAGGCGTGCAATACGGCCTATCCAAATCAGGCACACACTACAGAAACGCATGGTATCTCTGCAGGTTACGGGGTAATCACGTCGGCATAAAAAAAGGGAGGCACAAAGCCCCCCAAGTCTCCTGAATATTAGCCGTTGTTAGCTGTGAGTGTACCCGTCTGCTTCTATGCCTAAGTACATTCCACACCAGAGAACCAGCACACATTGTTCTAAGGGCAAGCGGGACACGGTGCGGCGGAATGCAAGGAAGCTCTTTCCCTGATCGTGCTGCAGCCATTTGCGATGCAACGCGGCAAGCTGGTTCTTATTCATCCGCATATTAACTCTCCAAAATGAACGGCCATAACGGCACCGCAGATATAGCCAGCAAAGAACAAGGCGAACAGCAAGCACACTTCAAGCTTGCTCATTCCATATCGCCTGAGCTAGCAAGCCCGCCCATCAGCGATTTTGTATCCCGGTATTGCTTTACGTCCTGCTCGTCCGTTTCCCTGAGAACTTCCCATTCTTCAGGGGAGAGCATCAGAAACACCTCCCCCCAGTAATTGTTAAAGCCGGAACTATTCATAGGTGCATTCCTACAAAATCCTCATTTAAGGCAGAGAAGAACCTTTCACGATTAAAGCGGGGATTATCCTGCTCGAAATTGTCAGCCATTTGGGCGGCTATGCTAAACAGCGTGTGGCGAGAAGCATGGCTTGCCATTTGGTTATCTTCTTTTAGGGAGCCATCTATTGGCGAACCGTAATGGTAAACCGTCCGTTCCATTTCCCGGTTAAGCATGTTGACCGCGTACTGGTAGTTCTTTTTGCTCATGGTCATTGGTAAAGCTCCAAAGGTTAAAAAAAAGACCGTTCCCCTTTTGAAGGAACGGCCTAAGTTTACCGGCAGGGATTACCGGACGTCAAGTGTTATTCCGCAGAGTATTTTTCCGCTAATTTCTCAACTACTGAACTGAGCGCGCCTTTGCCAGTGTACAGGCGAAAGCTTTCCTGATCCACCATAGCCATCTTCATTTGAATATCAGCTATTTTCGCCTGTACGCTATGCGATAGGAAAACCTGCGATCCTGTGCTAGCTGTTGTTTTTTTAACGGTCATTTGTGTAATTCCTTAAAAGATAAAAAAGTATATAACTAAACAAGCTATAACGATTATGGTTAAACGATAGGCACTCAATATGACTTCGATATACCCTCCCCCTAGTTAATGGTTTGCCACTGGTCGCTGGACAGGACAATCCAGATACCCTTAGCCCGCTCTAGCTGTTCGTTGATCGTATATCCACCGTGATCGCTAGTAATCAAATCTGCAGACGCTCTGCCCAGACTGTGCGACTTCTCCTGCCCATTAATCTCGAACGTCCTAGTGTCATGAGTATGCGTGGCGTAATGAGTAAGGGCGTTATACAAAGCCCACTTGTTTTTGCCAAGCCCACCGCCCTGCGAATAGCCCTTGCTGTATTCGTCCCAAAGGTCATAGAGCGCATGGAACTTTTTAATGTTGATAGATTCGTCCTGCTCAATATTGGCTTCTCTTTCCCGTGCCAATCTCTTTTGACCCGTAACATCCTTGGGGCATATGTGCTTCAGAAATAGCCCTGCAGTGTAATCATCGACGGGCGTATTTTTCCAGAGTTGGAATTGCTCCACATTATCGCGGAATGTCTCAAACACAGAATTGGCCGTTGAAAGCAAGCTATACGCGTCGAAATGTTTGCTGTGCTTTACCTTGTTGTAAGAAGCCTTGTCGCCACCGAATACCATAGAGTTTTCGCAATAGGAACGGTAAGCCCCGGCGAACTGCTGAAAAGCCCATTTGGAATTTACGCTGTTAATCTGGTCTGACCGGCAATAAACCATATCATTCCCGCCCATGTCCACGGCCTCGTCAAGGTATTGGATAGAGCGTTTGGCCTTCATACCAAATTCGGAAAATTCATCACGGACCAGCACGTTATCCGTGGGAAGACTGCTCTCTTTTAGAATGTCCGCGTGAAGCCCAAAAAGCCCGGCATGGTTTTCCAGCGTGTAGGTGCTGGATACGCAAGCTGTATCTGCTAATGAGTTGTTGCTGCTATAACGTAAAGCCCTGCTATCGGGTAAGTCCACACCGTCAAAGGTCTGCACATTATCCTTGTAAACTTCAAGCGGCTCGAAGAAGCTGAGATCGAAAATGTCGTTATGCTCGCGGAAGCTGGCAGAGGGTATAATGTCCTGCTGAATAGGCATTAATTGATTCATCGTAACTTGTCCTGTTTTGATAAAGCGGGATCGCCCCCAGTGTATAATTCAGTATCAATCCTGTGTCAAGTAAATAATTGCCGCTATCTAAAAAAGATCTGCACAGACTAAACCAATTTCTTGGAGAGTTCTGCCGTCAAGCAGCCCGATAGGACAGGGGGCGGATATGCTTTAGCTCTAACAAGGTGTTTATAAAGGGCCGACAAACTTAAGGGCCGACAAATTCAAGGGCCGACAAACTCATTCTATATAGAATTCTATCATCCATGCGTACCAGAACACACTGTTGGGATATAGCTCTTCATTTTCAAGCACATCTTCCATTGCGTGCATTAATTTAACCACCATTCAAGGGAGAACATGACTATTTCTTTCTTTTTGGCAACAGTATTTCTCTTAACAGTTGCCCTAGACTTCTTCTTTAACTCCTTGTGGATAAGCCCATCAACGTATTTTAGAGCGTCCGTAACATCTTGATTCTTTCGCGGGATAGACAGTAAAACATTATACACTTTATCTAGTTCAGTATAGGTACTTCTTTTTCTTAGGCTGCTCATGCTACTTCCTCTTCTTTTATCTGGTGAAGTATACTAGAAAGTATATCATCAGCTCTATGTAGTTTTTGTAAGTCTGTTAACCACATGTCACCATCACATTCTGATAGGGTAGTTACAGGGCCATTTATAAGGGGGTAAATGCGTTTAACAAACTCCTCAAATGTAACGCTTTCTTTGTAGTTCCATTGGTATGTCTTTGTATCTTCCATTACGCTGCAACCTTATCTAATTGAAACCATTCTGGTACAGAGCGATTAGTCCATTTGGCAAAGTATGCCTTGTCACCAAGGTAGTACGCCCTGTATGCAGAGACTACATCATCAAGTGATGCTGAGTTAGGATTACATTTATATTCATCAGGCATACACTGGGGTACTACACAGGTTAAACCTGTAAAGAGTGTTCTGTAAGGTATATGGTGGGGCGGATAAACCAACCATTCTAATGTAGAAGACTTATGTACTTTGCCATAGCGGTGTGTATACTCTTCACCAAGATAGCTCCACAAGTCAGACAACCAGTTGTAGTTACCACGGCCTAGTCTTGCCCATGCAGTAGAGGGGTGGTTCTTGTGAGCTATCTTGTACAAGCCCTCACGGTCAGCAACCTCATCACCGTCAATTACTCTATGTGCGGTGGATAGTATCTGTGCATACTCTAGCACCATTTTTACAACGTGTTTGTCACAATGCATCTTCGCTGCAATCTTGGGGTTTTTGTCTAGATAGAAAATGTTCATTGTTATTCCTCATCTCTGCCGCAGTATTTCCACCCAACGTAGCTTTGCAAGCTCAGTAGCTAGTATCTCTTTTTCTCCTTGAGACATGTTAGCAAAATCTAAGTCTACCATCGCTTCATTACACATTAATTCAAATTTATCTTCGTTACTTCCCTCAGTCTCAGGCACACTCATTTTGGTTCTCCATGTAAATAAGGTGAGGGGAGTTAGCATATACGTCCAGCACCCGTCAAGTGTTTTTTTAATCTGTACAGGATAGAGTGGCGCACTCGGCAGGACTCGAACCTGCAACCTACAGATTAGAAGTCTGTTGTTCTATCCAGTTGAACTACGAGTGCTT